TACGAGCAGCAAATGCTCAATTTGATCCCTTACAAATTTTTATTTACAAAATCAAATGACAACAAAATCAAAAAAGTCAACTAAAAAAGTTGAGTACAAAAAACAAGACAGACAAGTAATTGCTTTTTGTTTTGTAGGCCACGGTCAATACACATGGTCTATTGGCTACGATCCAAATATTGTACACGCTACCAGATGCGTAAGAGAAGCTAAACGTATGTTTAAGCTTAAAGGCTGGCAAGTTGTACCAGTAACTATCTTCGACATTGAAGACTGCGAAAACTGGGCATTCGATGGCATGACTCTAGTTGATTGCGACAAGCAAGATAAAGAGTCAGAAGACTTTAAAGAAGGTCGGTTTTATCGTGAATTTGCAGGTTGCCCATCTCTTAAAAAAATTGAAGACTTGGAGGTGGTTAGTTAATGACAGATACCCAGAAACTGGAGAGGTTAGACTTTTTGTCTAGCCTTTCTTATTCCGCACACACTCCAGAAATGTGGGATGAAGAGTTAGCTCTTGAGTGTGAATTACAAAATCACCCTTTATACAAATCTTATCCAGACCAATGAGAAGAATTGACATCACCGCCTACGTTAATGACGAGTATTCCTTTTACGACATCCTTAAAGAAGTTAGATCTGAAATAGACCGTAAGGTTTTTGATAGAGATAACATCAGGCAACGCAAGTTTAGTGGTACATGGGAAATCGAAAAAGATTACAAGTCACCTACATGGCCGTATCACGGTAATTATGAAACTGTAGCCAAATGGGAATCCAACGTAGTTCCCAACAAAGAATTCATTCAATTTCAAAAGGAGTATAACTAATGACTACAAAATCGTACCCAATTACAGACAAGCAATCATGGCTAGAAAACAGATTGCTTGATGTCACCTCTACTGAGGTATCAGCATTGTTTAATCTCAACCCATACCAGACTGAGTTTGAACTCTACCACCAGAAAAAAGATAAAGTGGTAGTCAACATTGATGACAACGAACGCATGGCATGGGGTCGCAGACTTGAGGATTCTATCGCTTTAGAATTTGCAGACCGCAACAAGTTTAAGGTTGAGCAATTTGATGTTTATATGCGTAATCCAGAAACAAGAATGGGCAGTTCTTTTGATTACAAAATTGTAAGTGAAAAAGAGCCTATGATTCTTGAGATAAAAAATGTGGATGCATTGGCATATCGCAAGAACTGGATTGAACATGACGAAGACAACATTGAACCACCAGAACATATTGCTTTACAGCTACAACATCAGTTAGAAATTACTGGTTATAACGTGGGTTACATAGTTGCCTTAGTTGGTGGTAACACCATGAAGGTAGTTAAGAGTAAAAGAGATCCAGAGATTGGCAAACTTTTAACAGAAAAAGTTAAAAATTTTTGGGAGAAAATACAATTTGGTACAGAACCAAATCCTGACTACACTAAGGACGCACAATACATAATGAAAAATTTATGTAACCAAGCAGACGCAAGTTTAATTCTTAATGCTGATGAGGATATGGATCAGTTGATTGATGAATACAATTTAGTTAACAAAGAATATAAATCTTTAGAAAAAACAAGAGATGCAATTAAAGCACAAATTTTAGATATGAGTCAAAATGCATCAAAGATTATTTCCGTAAATGGAACAATCAGTTGCGGTATGTCTAAACCAAATAAAGGCAAACTGATAACTCAAGACATGGTTGGCACATACCAGAATCCACGCAAAGGATACAGAATGTTCCGTTTCAATTCACCTAAAGGACTTAGCTAATG